CGTTGCTTTTCTTTTCCTGCACCAATGGCAGATCGGATCGTCTCGAAGTATGAGTTCGCGGTTCCGTTTGTATTTGGTTGAGTCGTATTCGCTGGGTTTGCGTGTCATGCTCCCGCGCCTTCGGCTTGGGCTAACGCGGCGCTTGCGCGCCTTGTTGTCGTTGTTTGTTTGTTGTTTGTCATGTCGGGCTCGACTCTCGCGTGTTGTTTGTTATTAATGTTTAGTTTAGTTGTGTAGTGAAATGAGGTTAATGAGCCTCCCACCGTATAGCCCTTTACGGTTCCCTATTTCATTAACTCTCGCTTGATTATGTTTACAAGCCGCCTCGGCGCTTTGCCCGTTTCATTTCGTCTTGCATGATTCGAAGCGCGCCGATCTACCCTCGTTACCGAGTGTCACCAACTGCCGAGCGAATGGCTTAGGTCGTGCTACTAGCCGATTTTGAAACGTCTAAAAGTTTGAAAGAGTGTAGAGAATATATTCCATATCCGAAGGTTTCCAAACGCTATTAAACGTCGCGCTTACATCGAAAGCCATAAGCCAACGCTTTTGAAGCGGCGAAAGCTTTCCTTTCTCGGCCTTTAGTTCCACGGCAAGGATTTTCCCGCTTACTGGGTGCACCATGAGCAAGTCCGGGAAGCCGGCGTCGCCTTGAATGTGTGTTGCCCATTTGCCGCGCGCGTTTTGTGCCGGCAAGTCGTGATGGATTAACCAGCCGTAACGTTTCGCGATCGAGATCACGACGTTTTTAAATTCCGCTTCGGTCATGTTGTCGCGCGGTTTCATTAAAGCGATTCCGACCAGATTTTATCTGTCAAGTGATTTATCGCCCATCGAATCTTTTGTTTTGCTTTTTCTTGTTCGTCGCGCAATTCGCCGTAAATGGCTTGAAGTTTTTCTACTGCTGTAATCATTTCTAAAAGTGTCATTTCAACCTCTCGATTATTGCGCTTGCTTCGTGTGACTTAAGTAGTTCCAAAACGGCCGAGTCGTCGTTGAGCTGGAGTTGGATCATTTCCAACAATGCGAGATCGTCCATTCCTTTGTCTTTGGCGAGTTTCTTTATGTAGCCGAGTTGTTTCGGGGTAGCAAAAGCGCCCCTAGGGATATGTTCAGACGGCCCGCCAGACGCGCTAGGACGCTCGGAGACGCCCGTTTGTCGTGTTTGTGGACCTCTGGACACTTTCTCCATTTCCTCGCGTGATGGGCGTTCCCCATTTGAGGCCACTGGCGAATTCTGGATCATGCGGCCGATCGCGCTCGTTTCTCCGTTTTCGACATGGCTCGTTTTATTAACCGGGGACGACCCTCGAATTTCCTCCGCGTATCCGGAAGCGATGAGTTTTCCTTCGTTGTTGTAACCCTCGGCCCTAAAGAGAACAAGGTCGCCGTCGTAGTAATGGATAGACGTCAAAATCTGCCCTTCCGGATAATGCTTCCACCATCGGACTAATCGTTCCGCTACCGTCTCGTAATTGTTGAGATCAAATCCCATGTTTTGCCTTTCGTCGTTTTAATCGGATTTCGGTTTAGTTAAACAAGCCGCCAGACGCGGATCGGGGAACAATGTCTCCGCCGGCTGGGTGAATACTCTCCCGTAAACGTAATCTTGTTTTCCTTTGCAAGCTTTGACATGATCGGACCTAAAGCCCTTGGATCGTGTGCTTTGGTTGAACGATGAGAGTCCAGCCAGTCGAATACGTCGTCACTTGTAAACGTGAAGCGCATTCGGCCCACGGTTAGAACGGCGTTTCGTGCGTCTTTGCGGAATTCCTCGCGCGTGTTTTGATCGATGATTCCCATCGCTTCGTCGCGCTCGCGAATGGCGTCGAATATGGTCATTTGATCGCTCATGAATGCGCCCCTAATGCTTTCATCGCTTTATCGAGAACGGCAACTTCCCAGACTGGCACCGGATCGCTCAAAATAAAATCGGTTTGTATGCGCTTTAAATCGCGGATTAGTGAAGCGTGAGGGTTTCTTGAAACGGAAAGAATTTCGTCCATTAAACCCATAACGGCTTTTTGATGGAGAACCATCGCGCGAGTTTCCTCGGTTAGTTCGCCTTGATTAAATGCTACGCCTTCGCTCATTTTGTGCTCCATGGTCCCCAGCCGTAGCCGTATCTTTCTATTCCGTAATTGTAAATTTCTAACGCCGCGATCAAATTAGTTTTAGCGTGTAACAAGTCTTTCGGCTTTTGAATAATTCCGCGCTCGATAAGCCATGGGGTCCAGAATCCGTTTATTTGCATTAACCCGCGCGACCCACCGTTCGGATCGTTCCGGTTAAACGCGGACGGAATGCAATTCGGCCCAGATTCGCGCGCCATGATCGACTGAAGGACGGTCCTTTGGTCAAGCGGCCAGCCGAGGTTTACGGCAAGCGCAGAGAATTGTTCGCAATTCGAAGCGTAAGGATCAATAAATAACGTGGAACTTGTTGTCGTTGTTGGTTCGATCAAATACGGCGCGAGCGCGATAGTTGTTTTTGTAGCTTGTGGAACGTTTGTTTCTGGCATAACGGATATTCCGAAAAGCGCAAAAACAAAAGTTCCGATTAGTAGGAATGGGTTAGTCATTTTTTCTCCAATGGATAGGGCACTCCCCACGATGAGGAAGCCGTTCTAAATGCGATTTGTCCCATGAGGTAATCGCCCGAGTCGGAGTTGGTAAATATTTGAACCAGTATCTCTTGCCCGTTGTCCATCGTTCCGACGTACACGGAGTAATTAACAATTTGAGGTTCGGTCATATCTAAAAGCCCTTCGTCGGTAATTCCGACCTTAGTCAAGGCGTGTTTAGTTTTGGGGGATTTCTCCGAAAACCTTTAAAAATGCGGCTTTTACCCATATAACGGAATCGGCCGCTTGTGGAGATATCTCAACGTGGAACCAGTCTCCGCCGGGCGCTCCCGAGATCGTAGGTTTCGTGTATTTCTCCCACGTCTGGCGATCGCACCTCCAGCCGGCGCCGTGAGCTTTTGGGAAATAATCGAGTACGGCTTGAACGCCGAGCTCGTTCGCGTGTTCTAAAACTTTATTGATAAACGCGAGCGCGTCTTTACGATTCGCGTTCGGGTTCTTTGGTGACTTGCGATAAGAAAGATCGACCGCGCGGCCGGTCGCGTGAACGCTTAAAGAACCTGGCTTTCCCTTCATGTCTCTTTGGCCGTACGAGCCATTATTGAAAAGCGCGCCGTTCGAATGGTGAATCGCTTGACGAATCCATTCGTCCATGCCCGCGCGCGGTTTAGGTGAGGGACCGTCCGCGTTACCGATGTAATCGCGAGCGTTCGGAACGCCTTGTTTAGCTTTGGCTATTGTCACGGCCGAACGAAGGGTCTTTCGGATTTAACCAGCGAAGGACTGGCGGGATAATTGCGGCGACGCCGGCGTTAACTAAAACTTTTGGATCGGTTATTCCCGACATATAAAGCGCGGCGACCGCTCCGATGAAAGATCGCAAATAGGACGCGATCATCGCTTTGTCTTTTGGTTTCATTTATGGTCCTCCAAGTGTCCGTCGATTTTTGTTTCGATTCGGTTTAGTGAGTCTCTGACGATCCCGTGATCGGTTCGGTTTTCTTTAATGACTTTATTGAGCAATATCCCGAGTAAACCGAAACCCCCACCGATAAGAGAAACCAAGACGCCAGAATCCACGACATTACTTTTCTAATTTAGTCGGGAAATAAAAGTCGTTCGTTTCTGGGTCGTATTTGTAACCTACTCCAGCGTAAGTTTTATTTGGGAGGTTAATAAATGTTTCGACCCATGTTCCCAAGTAACGTTCTGGATTTGCTTCAATGAATTCTCGCGTCACGACGGCCATATCAATAACGTTGTTATTTTCGTCGACTTGCGCGAAATATTGTTCAATGCTCATACGCGGAACCTCACCATGATTAAACCGCTACCGCCTGCTCCGTAATTGTTGATCGTGTTCCCGCCACCGTTTCCAGTATTAGCGGCCGCGTTAACGACTCCTCCGCTTGCAATTCCTCCAAAGCCGCCTCGACAATAAGTAGTCGCGACGCTGTTGAAACTATTAGACACTCCGGCTCCGCCGCTTCCCGGCGTTCCTCCAGAGGCGTCCGTGGCCGCGCCGCCCATACCGCCGCCACCTCCGCCAGCGTAGTTTGGGGCCGTAGTAGAACCTTGTCCACCGTTATAACCAGTCGCGCCAGACAAAAAGGCAACACCTCGACCGTAAAGACTTCCGCCTGTCGTGCCACCGCCCGAAGCACCGTAAAGCGAATTGAAATCTGTTCCCGCGCCTCCGCCTCCACACATAGCGAAAATGCGGCTACCAATTCTTGAAACACCGACATTTAATGCGTTAACTGCTCCACCTGCGCCGATAGTAATGGTTTGATTTGCGTCGAAATATGCTGTACCTTCGATAAGTTGACCAGCACCACCACCACCGCCACCGTTAAACGGACGGCTACTTCCTGCGCCCGAGCCTATGACTAAATAATCAAATAAGCCAGCCTTCGTAACTGTAAGAGTTCCATCAGTTGTAAAAGTCAAAAGCGTGTAATTAACTCCGCCGACTGTGATCGATGAACTTGTTCCGCCTGTAGCGGTTCCGTAACTTACGCCACCGTAGGGAAAAAATATAGAGGCTGACGCCGACGTGAAATAAAGTGTGCCGCCTCCCCACTGCGCCAAAGCTAACGAGCCCGAGGTCGTGACGGTCGCGGTTCCCGCGGTCACGGTACAAGTTCCCGTCCCGATATTAATTATTTGCAAAGTGTCGGACGCGTTGAATAGCGACGTATTGACAGTGATCGTCGTCGCGCTTGCCGAGTTCATAACGACGCGCGTTCCTTTGTCCGCGGCCGTGAGAACGTAGCTAGCTGTTTTGGTTGAAACGGTCCAGTTGTAATCGTTCGCTTGGAGTGCGTCCATTTCTGAAGCGGTCAGAATCTGGAGCGCTGTGAAATCTTGAATCGCCATAATTTGATCTTAGGTCAGCCGAGGACGTTCAGCGCGTCTATCTGGCCGTAGGTAGGTGAATCCAAAACCAGCTCGTAGACGATGGTCGTCGGAGCTGTAAAGAACGTGACGCGATGACCGTTTAGGACGTTTATTTGGTGCTGTACGCCTTCGACCGATAACTCTTGAGCGAACTCGGCAGAGCTGGCGCCTTGCTGGATTGATTTCTGGATCGTGATCGTGTCGCCAATATCGACGACCGCGGCGAGGTCGCGCTGGGCTTCAGTCAAAGAAACGAAACTAACCGACACATTCGTGAACCGAGGTTCGGGGTTTGGGGTCAATAGATACTCGGCAAGGGTCAAAGCGGCCGCGTCGTTATGGAGTAGCGAGCCCGTGATCGAGGTCGTCTGGATTAGATACTCGGCTTGAGAGGCTAGGTCCTCGGCCACTTGTGGGCTAGTCGCGCCTAAATGCTGGACCGACGCGCGGTTGACGACTTGATCGGCGTCGAAGGCGATCCCTACTTGATCGTAGCCAGCGGTTCCGATAGCCCCGTTATCGTGGAAATCAATAACGGGAGCGGAAAGCGTGTACCCGATTCGAGGCTGAAAAGTAAAATTCCCGTTTCGATCTATAAAAATTCGGCCTTGTTCGGCTTGTTGGATTTGTGCCGCATAGTTCGCGACAGAGGTTCCGCTGGGGACCGTGTATTGGGAAGCGCCTCCGAGCGTGACGGTTCCCGTCGTGATGTTTCTTTGCAACAACGGGAAATCTACCTCGGGCAAATCAAGCAAATCGGAAACGCGATCCGATGAAAGCTGTTCCGAGACGTTCCATTCGGCGAGATAGGTCTGGGCGAGAATATAAAACTCGTCGGCGCAATTGACGGAAACGCGGTCAAGGTTTCCTAGTTCGAAGCTGTAAGAGTAGCTAGTGATAAAGCCTTTAAAAAGGACCTCGTTCTCTCTTGAAAGGATTACGCGGCGAAGCGGAGCGAGTCCAGGCTGATTATTATCGGGATTGAAATATGGCCCTTGATCGTCGAACGGATTGAAAATCCCTGTCGTGTCGAGCAATTCAAACGACATAGTTCCCGCGACGATTCCTTGATCGCCAATATCACGTCGGCCACGAAATACCGAGATTGAGGTCGCGCCGTCAATTACCGAGGCGTAAGACGTGGAGGGTCCGAGGACGTTTTGGTCTAGGACTCCGCGGTCTGGGTCGTCTAAACGAAAGGACAAATAATCAAAGCCCGTGTCGATTAAAAGGTCATAGTCTCCAGACTGGACGATCGTCGCGGACATTACGAAACCTGAATGTTCGCGGGCCCGTTTGATCTATTGAAAGCGCGAATCGCATTCACGACCGACTGGCCAATTTCGGCACTAGACGCGAGTCCGCCGTTAACGTTAATCGTGTAGTTTCCGCCCATTCCGCCGGCGCGGTTTAATGGGATTACGGCCTCCGGACCGCGCTCGCCGATCATCGCCAATGTTGGAGAACTTACGATTCCCCCATCTCCGAGCATTGGAATATTTGGAACGCTGAAACCTTTTCCGCCGAGTCCAGGAACCCATGACGGAAATTCGAACGAAAGTTTTCCGATCGTGTTGTTCCATAGTTTCGCGATCGTGTTAAAAATTGTTTTATATACACCGAGCACCGTTTGAACGTATGTCGTTATTACGTCAATACTTCCCATTACGACGTCTTTGATAAAGCCGAACACGTTGTCAACTACTTTTCGAACCCCTTCAAATTTGGTGTAAAGAATCGCCATTATCGCAATTACCGCCGCAATACCGACAACAATTAGCCCGAGAGGGTTAGCGTTTAGCGCGGCGTTCCAAAGCCATTGAGCGGCCGTCGAAATTTGTGTGTACAAGGTATAAATTTTGATCGCGGCATTAGCGGCCAAAATGGCGACCGCTATTCCACCGATCACGCCGGCGATAACGAGGAATGTTGTCGTATTGTCTTGGGCCCAGCTTCCCATCGCGGTCAAAAGTGGAAGCGCTTTTTCAACTACTGGGATAAGCGCGGCGCCGATGTTTTCTTTTGCTTCGCTGATCGCAATTCCGAAACGTTTCATTTGCCCTTCGGCGGTTCCGGCGGCGGTCGCGGTCGCGCCTCCGAAGGTCCCTCCGAGAACGTCCATCACGGTATTAAGGTCCGCGCCTTCTTTAATGAGTGTCGCCATTTCTGGGGACAATGCTCGAAGGCCCTTCATGTTGCCTTGGTAAGCCTTCGCCAAAGCGTCGGAAACGGTCGTTAGATCGGTTCCCGTAGCCGTGGAAATATCCATCGCAAGGCTTAGTCCTTCTTGGGCTAAACCGAGGTCTTTTGTACCTCGCGCCAGCGACGCTAGGGCGGGCCGCAAGGCGTCGTCGGCGATTCCCGAGGCGAGACTCATTTTTGAGATTAATTCCTCGTTAGCGGCGATCTGGGCGTCTGTGGCGGACGCGCTAATGGAAAGAGTACGAGCGAGTTCGGCTTGGGCGGCTTGATCCTCCATCGCGGCTTTAGTTGCTCCCGTGAGAGCTACGCCTAAAGCACCGACCGCGGCGGCCGCTGGGAGGGCCGCTTTCTTAATAACGAAATTCGCTTTAGCGCCGGCGCCTTCAAGTTTTTTAAAGTCGGCGACCGCGCGATCGAGTCCTTGCGGATTCCATTCCGAGACAATGGGGACGGAAATAGCCATTATTTACCGACCATTTGCGCGCGCTGATTTATTGCATATTCCATGTCGGCGATCGCGTCTTTGACGCCAGCTTCGACTTCTCCGATTTTGCTTTCTACTGATCTCCACATAACGCGCGACGCTCCACCTCGGTCCTTTTGTAGTTTACGGATAAGCGCGGTCCCCGATGGGGTATTACCCGAGCCCGAGCGTCCAGCCATATCAAAGATCGATCCGCCGGCAGAACCTAAAACAAGCTTTAAGAGTGGGAACGTGTTCGCGTTTTTGTCTCGAATGCGTGAGCCTTTAAACGTGACTTTGATAGATCGTCGGACGGCTTTCGCGTCATATCCGAGACGGCCTGTAACTTTCCAGCCTCCGCCACGTTTGCGACCTTTTTCGCCCGGCTCGATCGCGACTTCCGGAATGAGTGATCGCGCTTCGGCGAGGATCGGCGCGGCCGCTAACTTCATTTTTGCTTGTGTTGCTTTGCGTAACGCTGGATCGATCGTTTTTAAAAGTTTAAGCATTTCGGGAACGCCATAAACCTCAATACGAGCGAGGTCGCCCATTTGGGGATTATATTCACGCGCCACGGCTCGACCTTTCGTTTGCTTTCTTTAAACAATAGATCACCGTCTGGAGGTCGCGAGTGTCAAAGGTTTCGGAATAAAAGTTCGGGGCCCAGCCCAAGGCGACTAACAATTCGGCTAGTTGCCGACGGTAGCCGCCTCCGTAGGGTTTACGTCCGTTTTATCCTCCGAAGTGATAATCATTTCGGGATTTTCTTTAACCCATTCGCGCCAAGTATCCGGAAGTTTTTCTCCGCGCAATTTTAAAACGAGATACGCCCAGACGGTTACTTCGGTCATTCCGAAACCTCGACCGTCAGACGCGCGACGATTCTCGATTCGTTCCCATTCGGTAATGACGAAAAGGTTTGTGAAAACGGTTTCGATGTTTTCGCCGTCGCCTTTACGGTCTATGAATAACTTGACTTTCATTTGTGCTCCTTGTGTCGGGCCGAGGAACGGCCGTCGTTATGAGATATCGACTGAATATTCGCCTTGGGTAAACACTAGGTCTATGGACTGAAGCTCGCCAAGGCTCGCGTTTAGGACTGGTAGTTCGGCCAACAGGGTATCGACCAAAGTGAAGCCGGGATTCGTCGGCGAATTTGCGCCGCTCGCTGGGGTCGCGATAATTGTCGTCTGGGTTCCGACTAATTGCGAAAGGACTTCATAAGTCGCGTTATCGCTGTAATCCATGTACAAAGTTACGGTCGCTTCATGGTTGCCGAGGCCCTTTTGACTCTTGCGGTCTGTCATTCCAAAAACTGTATTTTCCAAAACGTCGAAACGCCTAACCACGTTGGCGGCGGTACAAAACCCGGTCAAATTTACGCCGCCGATCGTGATAACTGGATTTGCTAAATATGAAGCCATGTTGAAATTCTCCTTCGTTCTTTCTTTACTTTAGTAATTCGACGTCGCCATTATGGGGATTATCAATTCATAAGCCGGAAGCGCCGTTCCGCCTATGTCGATATTGGTCGGACGGCCAGACGTGACCGCCACGTTCTTATCGATCAATTTCGCAACCATCGCCAAAAGCGAACGTTCGCCGTCAAGGTTGCCGGGGCCAAGCGTCATAACTTGAACCGTAAAAACTGCTTTAACGATCTTGTTGTTATATGCCTCAATAGACGGGGAATTGATTAGGGCACAAGGCGGAGTTATGTTCCTGGGATCGTTGACGACCTGCAAATTTAGGATCGTTTGAAGGGTCGTCGTTAGATCGTCTAGGGCTTCGTTTAAAAAGTCCGTGTAAACGGTCGGCGTAATTGGCATTAGGCGACCTGTGGGCGATCAATTCCGAGCAATTGGCGAATAATGCCGTTTAAGCCGGTAACTGGCGAGACTCCCATATCTTGAAAACTATTAAAGGACTCGATGGAGCCTCTGGCCCTGTACATCGCGGAGCCGTACATGATCGCGCCGAGCTTTACGTCTTGCGATGGGACCGTCGTGAGCGAATCCGTGTAGCCGGACTCCATACGTCGGCGCCAGCTGAACTGTGAGCAAGCCGCCGCGCAAATTGTGAGATAATTCGCGTCGGACTGGGTCGCGACGCCAATTCCGAGATAATCGTATAAATCTTGCGCGCTGACCCAAGTACAAGTCTGGGTTATGGTCACGGTTCCCGAGGCCGCTTGACGCTCGACATTATCGGCGGTCTTTGCGTAAAGAACTTGATTCGCGATCGGAACTAACGGATCATAAATTAAATCGCCGTATTGATCTACGCCAATAAAAAGATATTCCGGAAGCGCGCGAACTTGTACGGTCCCGTTAAAAGTGTTATCGACGCCCGTGACGACGATAGTCGCGCCGACCTCGATCTCTGCTGGGGTTAAGAGAACGAGGACGGCGAAATTATCGACTAATTGTTTTTGAACGACCGAATAGGCGGCCATAATTGGGCCTCCTTTCGGGAGTTATGCGCGCTTAACGAATTTGGTGTTGTCGATCATCAAGGTCGCAAGATAGCCACGGAAGGCCACGGTTCGCGACAAAGTTGAAGGCGTGTCAATACTGATCGCGCCCTTAGCCTGCTCGAATACTTCGAACCCGTCGGTATTGCCGACATAAACTTGGTTAACCAAGTTGCGGTCCACTACGAGGCGCAAGCCGAAAGCGGACGATTCAACCGATCCCGGATTCATTGATCCGAAAGCGTTCATCGGTCCGACTTGTGGGAACAATGGACGACCGGCGTCATCGGTCAATGTGCCGAGCGCTTGGAAATAGTTAGGCGACACCATCAACGCGTTAGGAAGGTTTCCGTTTGAGTTAACGAGAATGTCGGTCGCGGCTTCGTAAACGAACGCGGCCCAGTCGGCGGCGCTTGTGTCGTCTGCAAGTGTCGCGGTTTGGCTAACGCCAGCTTGGAATTGCTGACAGGCGTATTCGTCGGTCTGGTTTGCATAAATGCGAGCCATGTCGTCGAGCAAAAGCGAAAGCACTTCTGGCTGGGTCCAGTCGATCGAAGCTTCGGATACTGAAACGTATCCACCGAAAATTCGCTTTGTCACTTGCTCATCGCTGATAACAAAAGTTCCGTCGGTAATGGTCTGGGATTCGGTTTCTGGTCCGCCAATGGAAGTGTGGGTCGTGACCTTTGGACGAATGAAAACCTTTCCGCCTTGTGGCATGGCCTTAGGGCCTACTGCATCGATGAGCGGGCGCAAGCCTCGGAAATTGTTGTAGACAGGCTGGACGATCGGCAAAGGCAAGACGCCGTCCAATGAGCCGCCGAGCGTGTTTACGTCTGGAGCGGCGGCCTGAATTTTTGCTTGCATTTCTGCGGCTACCGATCCGCCTTGCATGAATGCCGAAATGTATTCGGCGGCGCTTGGCATTTTGAATGCCTGTTTTGGTTGAGCAAAAAGCGGAGCGATAGTTGACGCTTCGATTACGGCTGGGGTTTCTGCTGATTCGGTCATTTCGTTTTCTCCTTGTGAGTTCTCTACTTCATTTAACACTAGTTCGGTTTCGTTTTCGTGGATATCCTCCGCGTCGGGGATACTGGCCGCGATCTGGTTTATGACGGCGCCGGCGACGGCTCCATGAGGGACCATAGACAATTCGAACCAGTCGGCCGAAAGGATTTCCATTACTCCGTCTTTTGTGTAACGAAATTTCAAGGGATTTACTCCGACCGAGACTTGGTCCACGACCCCATCTTGGGCCAAAACCAAAAATTCATTTCCGAGAGTTGTCTCCGAAATACGCCCAGTAAAAAGAACCGAATTTTCGGCTTCGATTCGTTCGGTCAAAATGCCTACCGGCTGACTTGAGTCGTGATACATAAAAATTTTAGGCGCTGGACCGTCAAGCGGGAGCGAGCCTTTCGCAAATTTGACGCGCGTTCCGTCGGAAACCGTGGCCTCGACACCATAAACGACCGCGACGCCGGAAACGGTTCGGCGAGCTGGAGCGTCTGGCGCGGCGGCGTCAACTGTGAAATTTTGCGGGGTTAAACGAATCATGATCGAATCCTAAACCTATTGAGTCGCCATTTCTGGCATATCTGATATTTCGTCCGGGGAATCCATCGGTTCGATTTCCTCAACGTCTCCGCCCATGTAATCCTCGGCTAAAAATTCGGAGGTATCGAAACGAACTTTTGTTCCGCGCGGAAGGACGTTATCGCTTGACAATGTTTCCGCTATGCAATTCATCAATGGGAGACAACCGAATGTCACTAGATCGATTCGCGACTGGGAAGCGTTCTGATAACTGTAACTTCCCGTCGATACCCCGACAAGGTAAGGGGGGACCCCCATGGCTCTGCTGAGGTCTTTCGCGCTGTAATCGGCGGAGTCGATCAAAAGCATTCGGTCCGGAGTCGCGCTTGTTTCCGTGTATGTCAACCCTTGCGAAATGACGGCCGTCTGGTTCGTCATGCGCGCGAGGTTAAATTGCGCGGCCAATTGCTGGAGGTCCTCCGCGCTCATCGGTTCCCCTTCGGTAATTTTTAGAACGCCGGCGGGAATCGACGATGAGGCATTCCTTACGCGAGCTTCCTCAATGCGAAGCGCGGTTTCTATTGCGCGTCGTGAAGTAAAATTCAAGCCTTCGATCGGGCTTAGAAATTGAATTACGTCGCGCGAGTCAAGAGGCATTCCGTTGAATTGAATTTGATTTGACGGACCGTAAAAAATTCCCCCCTGCTGGTCCAAAGTCTGGACCATATTGGAAGGTAGCCGCGTAAAGTTCAGGGGATAGCCGTCGGCACTACGCTCGACCACCCACCAGAAGGCCCGACCGGTGAACAGAAGATCATCGGCCGTCCAAGAAAGTATGAAGTTATTCGTCACGGATTTATCAATTCGCCCGATCCATGATCTAGGCGCGAGATCGATCTCCGACATTTCGCGTTCGTTTTCTGACCATACTTCGCGATACATCTCTAGTTTTAAGTTGCCGATCGTTCCGCAAATTAAGTCGCGTGAACGTGTAACCGTTGGGAGACTCATCGCGCGAGCGCGCATTTCTGACGCTGAATAGGAAATGAAGTTTCCAATTTGTGACGCGCCGACATTCGATCCAGCGGCCGCGACTATTGCGGGAGCCGGCGAAACGGTTTCGGTCTTGCGATTAAATAAAGCCATTTCTAAAGTATGTCACGGGAAGCGGCCGATCGGGACGATATCCGATCCCGACGAAAGGCAAGGTCAACCGACCGACCGCCGGCGACGATCTTAGTTCGGCATTACGAAAACTAGCGGTTTCGAATTTGTTGTCGGTCTTGCGGCCATAGCGGCGGCCCAAATTAGACATCGGCAAAGTTCGATAGGACCTGGACTCCGTTGACTTGATACCGCGACGGAACCTTGGGTTCTTACGGCGACGGCCCGTTGAACGTGTTCGGCGAGCATGGTTTCGCCCATGTGGAGAACGCGCCCTTCGTGAATCATTTGTTTAACGACTGGCGTATATTTCAAAATTTCTCCGTAGCCGACAACGACGCGACGACGCTCAAAACTTGGCGGACAGTGAACGTCGATCGTCGGACTTATTGCGAAACGGACCGACGGATTTTTTGCTTCGTTCAAGATTTTTTCCCAAAGTTCGGAATACGTTTCGGCCATGAATGCGACCGTACAAACGACGCGCCCATCTGGTAGCGGAGCGGCGCGCACACCAAAGAAACGCGATTCGTCCATGGAGGCTTCAACGGCGATCACTCCGCCGGCGGGCATTGGTCCATCGTGCCGGAGCGCGGGCCAACGGCCCGTCTCGATCCAGCCCTTGGAAACGGTGATCCATAAATTTATTGAGCTTCTTAAGTAGGCGGCGCGGTCGGGACCGTCGCGTTCGGCTCGAATTGTTTGTGGCCTTAGTGTCGTTCCGAGACTTGGGTTAGCCCAGCCGAAAGCAAGATCGGACATTGGATCAAGGTCTGGTGGAGGGCTCCATTCCATGAAAAGAAACGGCGACGGTTTTCCTTCGTCAATGAGGCGAAGCCCGTTTTCTCGGTAGCGAATAAAGGCCGTACTGGCCTCCGTCCCAGCCGTTGAAAATAGCGCCATGTGAGGCGACCGGCGCGCACGTTGAGCCGGCTCCAAACCCATCGAGAGCACTTGTTCGGAGATATCAAAAATTTCGTCGGCGATCGCAAGATCAATACTCATACCGTGACCAATAGAAGGACGCGGCGCTTTCACGAACCAGCGCGAGCCGTCCGGCATAGTCGCTTGGTAACGACCATATGACCAGATTATATGAGCGCCTAGTTTTTCTAATTTTGGTGCGAGCTCATCGAACATGAGGCAGGCGAGGTCGAGTCGGTGAGCGGTTGAAACGACCGTTTGTTTTTGCCCGCGAATCTTTGGCATTTCAATTAGCCAAAATAATATGAGGCACTGGGCGACGGTCGTCTTGCCATTTTGGCGAGCCACACTTAAACAACTAGAACGATGAGTTAAATCCATTTCTCCATCGTCTGCCGGCGCGAAACTTAAAACGCGATCTAAATAGTGACGTTGCCAGTCCATGAGTTCTACTCCGAGATACTCCAAAGCCATGTCCCCCACAAGCGCGCCCCACGATCCGACCGCTTCCGGGCTAGTCGTTTCCAGTCGCGGAAGGTCCCGGCCAGTCGTCGCCAGTTCTGGCCAGTTCTCGTTGCTTTTGATAAAGAGTTGAC